AAATTGTTAAATTATATCCGTGTACAAGTCTTTTATTATCTTGTTTAAGAACTTTTTTAACTTTTGTTAAAGTAGTGCTTTTTTTAACGGCCTTTTTAGTAGCTTTTTTCTTTTTAATTCCACTAACTACTCTAATATTAACATTATGACTTTTAGTGTCTTTATGTTTACTAACAGGCTTTGCAGCACCTACCTTTCTTTTTTTACCTACTGGGCTTTTTCCTTTATGCTTTGAAGCGTAAATTGCTGACGCCTGTTTTACATAATCAGTCCATTTAGCATAACGCTTAGGATATTGTTTTTTTAGGCTTTTAGCCTCTTTTATTATTGATTGTAAAGCAGTCATTAACTTTTCTTTTTAAATATTAAAAATGCAACTAAAGCAGCGCCGCCAACTATTAACGGTATAGTATAACCGCTTGAAGTTTTACCGTCAGCAGTTCCACCGCCGCCAAATAAATTACTTAATCCGCTAGGTTCCGCCGCCATTTCGTTTTTAGAATTAATAAAATATTTTTTATCAATTTTACCCTGTCTTATTCCCTCATTAATTAAAGTTGCTAAATCTCTATTTTTATTTTGTTCCCAGATTATAGGCATCCATTCAGCGCGTGAAACCGACATAAAAGGTTGAGGTACTTCTCTTTTAATTCCTTGATCCGTTCCTCTTTTAGTCCATGGCTTTTTTGTTTCGTCAAATCCAACTTGTTGGTACCAACTAAAAAAAACTCCCATAGCCTTATCCCAATCTCTTGAAATAATTGCAGTATCTAATATATAGCTATCAGAATGACCAGCAAATAGACCGCTTACCAAACCAACTAAAGCCGAAATGCTACTACCAAAAACAGGTATTGCGCTAGTCCCAGCTTTTAAAACATCAACAACTCCAGATGTTTTTTTATTTAAAATATCTACTTGTTCGTTACCTTTTTTTAAAAAATCAAGTACGCCGTTCATTTGTGGTTGACGGTCATTTATTCCGCTTAGTGCCATTAGTGCCATATTTTTAATTTTTTTATCTTTAAAATAATTAGGTTGTTTTTTTTCATTAAAATAGTTTAAAACCGCGTCGCACCAAATTTCGTTTTCTGTATTTGGGTTAATAACTACAAAAACGTGTTCTGGTGTATTAGTTCCGTCATAACTTGCAAACCTATAAGCAATATCAAATTTTTCCCCCGTATTTCTTCTGTAAGCGTCTAAAATACCAGCAAAAAATAAACTAAAATTTTTGCAATCTGATCCCGTTGTTTTTCCTGTTGCTAAAATTGCCGATGGCGTTTTAACAGTTTGCAAATTGTCGGGCTCAATAACATATTTTACATTTTGTTTTAAATATTTAAAAACTTTTTTCGCAGTATCAATAGAATTGCCACCGTCGAAATAGCAATATAATTTATCATAATCGTTTAAACTTTTATTATGTTGGCGCAAAATAGCGTTAATAATATCGTTCGTAGATTGATCGTAAGTAATTATTTTTTGATTGTTTTTAAAACTATCAATCTGACTTAATAAATTCATTTACGGTAATTGTATTTGATAATTTAAAGGGAAATAAACAAAATCAACAATTAAATTTCCTTTTAATTCAATTAACTGATTTTTAAATTTATTTGTAATTAAAATTATTGCAGCGTCTGTTAAATTTAATTCAACATTAAATTCAATAACCGTTTTTTGTTTTGCTGAAATTTTTTTATTGATGTCTTGATAAATTGTACCAACAACTTTATTTTGTAGTAAAATTTCCGCCGATATTTTTTGAACATCTGCGGAAGTGTTGGTAGGGTTTTCAACTTCCAGCTTAACTCCTACAATTGGTTGCAAAAAAGTTCCGCCGTTAAACCCAATATCTTTTAAAGAAATATTAATTTTTTTTGCCAAAATATATTTTTTGTAGCCAATCCATCCCAAAATGGCTAAACCGATATAAATTAAATTTTTTGGCATTCAAAAAAAATTAAAAATTGATAAAATTGAAAAAGGTTGATCAAAATTACAAAAAACTTTTAATCCACCAAATTTTTTTTTGAACGGCATAGGTTCGGAACGGCTGAAAGGTAACGGGCCCCCCTTTAGGGGGGGGCCCGTTCCAGCCGTTCCGTACCCGTTCCGCTCCAAAACATAGGCCAAAAATTAAAGAAAAATAGATAAAAAAAACCCTAAAAATTAGGGTTATATTAATAAAAAAATATATTCTTAAATTTTAACCTTTTACACCTTTAAAAAAACCTTATGAGAAAAATTTTTTGTAGCCGTACAATAAAAATTTATTTCAACCGCTTTTTTGCTTAAAGCAAAGCTAGTAAAGGATTGTATTGATTGAGGATTGTTTTTAATATTGCGGTATTTGTAGGCTTTTTTTTGCCCGTCAAAAAAAATTGCGGTAAAATATTTGTTTGGTAACATAAATTTATTATTTTCGTGTTGAAAAAGGTTAAAATTGCATAAAAATACCCTGTCATTAAACCAATAGGACAGGGTATTTTTTGCTATTTCTTACGTAAATTTTTTTCAATACTATCAAGTATTGTTAACATTCTTATTCTAATTCTTTCTTTTTTTTCCGCCTTAGTTTCTTTTTTATTTTTTCTATTTTTAATGATAATTTGATTAAAAAAAATAGCATCATTAATTTTATTTTTTTCATTTGTCATAATTTTTAAAAATTGTTTCGATAATCAAAATATTCGTTTTGTGTATTTTTTGAAATAAAATTTTTATCCTTAAAAAACTTCAAATAACTTTTAGAAAAATTAATACCCCTATTTTCAATTTTTGAAATTTCAGTTAATAAATTTTCGTATTTATAATACTTTTGTTTTTCAAAAATAATATTTAAAATATTATTATGTTCTAGTTCTGTGTAATTGCTGAAATGCTTTATTTTAGGCTCGTTTGCGGCCATTGCGTCAACTTGTATAAACTTATTGTCATCTAAAGAATATTGTATTTCAATAGCCTTAAAACCGCCAGAACTTCGCAAAAATTTAGGCTCTAAAATAAATGATCCGCTTTCCTCTTTTTTAACGCTTAATGTACTTTGCGCCCAACGATCTGTGTTACTTCCCAGATGGCCTAAAGTTTTACCCTCATTCTTTCCTGTGTGTAAAATTCCAATTAATAATAAATTATTTACGGTTGTAATTTCTTTAATCCAATTTACAACTTTTCGACATTCTATTTCGTCGTTATAATTCATAACAATATCAAGCAAACCATCAATAATAATAATACTACATTCTGGCGTATTTTCTAAATAGGCTTGTATCATTAATTTAATTGTTTCGGGACTTTCTTTGCGTAGGCAAAAACTGTCAAAAAATGTGGGTAATTCGTGGATATTTCCTACATCTTTTATTCTGTTCATATGTTTATAATAATCATATTCGGAACTTTCTGTATCAATATATAAAATTTTATTGCGCGCTGGTAGTGTTTGCAATTTCATTCCAAAAATATCGTAAGAATTAAAACTACTTGCCACTATTGAAGTGGTAAAAGTTGACTTTCCAGACTTAGGGAGCCCCGAAATAATAACATAGTTTTGAATTGATCCTATATTTTGCCCCTGTATTGATAATAAAATTTGCTCTTTAGGTGGATCATAGCCGCGTTTATACGCATTTTTAAGTAACTCAATGTATATAGGGTTTTCAGTCATTAGAAGTTAATTAATGAGTCAGCTAATAAGGCTAAAATTATCATTAAAATAAATAGTATTATATCTCTTTTCATAGATTTTTTTTTAAGTTATTTAATTAAATATTCAATCCAAGCCTTAGCAGACTTTAAAGTTTTATATTCTCTATCAAAAGGATAAATCATATAAACTTTGCGTTTTGGATAAAAAACTATTGTATAGCCTTTATAAGCAGAGTACTCCATAAATTTAAATTTTAAGGTAAAAAAATAGGCCTAATTAGGCCATTCAGTTAATTTAACATCTAAAATGTCGCATCCAGCAACTTGTAAAAAGTTTACAATATTGTTGCTTTCAACAAAAGCAGCGGTAAAAAATAGTGAATTTAATTCAATTGTATAACAATACAATGTGCGGTGGTCGCCAATTCCATAGAAAAAGCGGAAGGTTGCTTTGATCATGATTTTTTGTTTTAAGATTAAGAAAGAACACAAAGATTATATAATTTAATTCATATTACCAAATTTTAGGCAAAAAAAAATCAGAGTATGGAAATACCCCGATTTTATCTATGAATCCTTCTTAAAACAAAAACCTATGACAAAAATAGCTTTTTTTCGGCGTTTCGCCTATTAATTAACCCTTTTACTTTTACCCCATTGTCGTATATCCACCTGTCAAATTGTAAAGCTACTGTATTTTTATCCGCGCCACTATTTAATAATCTAAGCATAGTCGACTGTCTAAACCCATTTATACCCACATTATAAGAAAAACTTATCAAAGCGTTCAACATGTTATTAGTTAAAGGCACTTTTACAAGTCTTTTTATTTCTTCGGCATTTTTAGATGTTTCCATCTCTAACCATCTTTGCGCCTGTTCTGGCGTTATTATGTCGCCCATTTGTACCTTTCTTTGTTTGTCAAAATCATAGGTTGACCCAAAGCCAATTGTAGGTACATTTCCACTATCAAGATAGGCTTTTAAATATAACCCACCTTCCGCCTTTTTAATAAAATTTAAAGCAGATGTTAAACCAGCTCCAGCAGCCTTAGTTATTGCAGAAATTCCCAAAATACCTAATATTATTAATAATATATTTTTATTTTGCCGCGTCATTTAAAGACTTTTTATGATCCTTAGCAGCCCAACCTAACAATAATAAACCAATAGCCCTAATTAGGCCTTGTATTCCTGTATTTACGGGTATAACTTCCGAACTTGCAGCTAATACCCCCCCCAGTGTTGTTTTCCAATTATTCATTTTTCTTTATTTAGATAATCTAATTTTGTTTCTATTCTGGCTAATTTATCTATTATATCGTATTTATCAGATTTTACCTCTTTAAGATCTGTTTCTATTTCCGATAGTTTCTTTTTAGTACTCCCGTACCAGGCACCAATAAAAAGAATAAAACTACCAAGACTAATAATATAGAATACATTTTCAATCGTTAAATTCATTATTATTTATTTTTTAATAATTCAGTACAAAGCAAATTAAACGCTTCGCTTATTTTAATTGCCGTATCAATATTTTGTAATACACCCTTTTTAATACTTTCGTCTATTAGGGCTTTAATAAT